GCTACTGCAGATATTCGTGATAATTCTTTACTTTACTGGTATATTCAAGTATATTATGACTATACTATAACATAGGAGATCTACATGTTCTATTCACCCCTTGAACTACTTGTCATTCAAGACATGGAAGAAAACGGATATGATTCCTCATCTATTGAGGACATCGAGGCATATTGGGAAGGAAAATTAAATGGCAATTGAGATTTATTCAAAAGATGGGTGCTCCTTCTGCACTCAAGCAAAGCAATTACTTCGTATTCATAATAAAGACTTCATTGAATATAAGTTAGATGAAGACTTCACTCGTGAAATATTGGTATCAAAGTTTCCCGAAGCTCGCACCTTTCCTGTTATTGTTCTTGACGGATTTAATATTGGTGGATTCGAACAATTAAAGAAACATCTCACTGAGGAAACTCAAGATTCGAGAAAAATTCTACTAGAGGACTTCAATGACCGTAACTAAGTTTGATCGTGACACTCTAATATCTGAACTTCGTCAGCATGTGTTAGATGTGTATTTTACCAAGGTTGATGGAACACCTCGTAGAATGCGTTGTTCCTTAAGACCAGACTTTCTACCTGAGCGTTATATCTCCGAAGGAGAAATCCATCAAGAGAAAGCCTTTCATGCCGAAAATCCAGAAGTTATTCGTGTATGGGAACTTGACAATGGATGGAGATCGTTTCGTATTGAGTCCGTGGAATATGTTGAAATCGTGGACGTTGTTTAATGACGGACATAAATGTAGAAACACTCATTTGGCCGTCTTTTGATGTAAACTCAGAGAAGTCCCGTGTTTTAATAGAAATCAAACAAGCCAATGAAATTGACTTCTGGACTCGTATGAGAGAATGTCTTGCGGATGATGTCGCTAATTTACCTATGGCTCGTTTTCGACTTTGGGCATCATTGGCTCTCATTCCAATCGTTACTAGGAATCGTAATGCATTTCTAATGAAGGAAGGACTCACGGCACACTTCTCAGATGACGTTTACAAATATGCACTTCAAGAGAATTGGGTAGGTTTACCTGAGCATATGGAACCTATGTTTCATATGTTTGATGATATTGACACTTCTTCTCAAAGACTAAATAACGTTGCGCATTTATGGGTAAACAAATATAAGACCTCTGACATTCGAAATTATAAACGAATTGTTGAAATTGGAGGTGGTTATGGTGATATGTGCTCAGTCATTCATGATCTTGGATTTGAAGGTGAATATGTTATCTTTGATTTTCCAGAAGTGCAGGCTATTCAGAAATACTATCTAGGTAAGCAAGATATCACTCCCACCTTCATTACAGAAACCAAGCAAATTGAACCCGCTGATCTAGTAATTGGAACGTGGTCAATCTCTGAAATTCCATTGGAACAAAGAGAAGAAGTAATTAACAATCTTCGTGGAACACCCAATTGGCTTGTTGCATATCAGGAAAGAGCATTCAATGGTAAGTTGGACAATACTACTTATTTTAAGGACAATTTTCCATCTGGGGAATTTAATCTTATGTATGAACATCCCTATGATGGTAAGAACATGTACATGAGTATTCGAGGATAATATGGGTATATTTAAATTCAATGAAATGCAACAAAAAGCCTCTGGTGGCACGGAACTTATTTGTCGAGCACTAGAGCAAAGACTAGATCCTAATATTGCGAATGATCTTGAGATCATTCCATCAAGAGTGGGGGAATTAGACGAGAACAAGATTCGTATTCTTCATCTCCATGATCTACCAGAAGATCCTATGAATTCGCATCTACGAGATGTCAATAACAGAAGAAAGTTCCACAAAATCGTATTCTGTGGCAACTGGCAATATAATCGTTTCATTGATATGATGGGTATTCCTCCAGACGATCGTCTGGTCGTCATTGACAATCCAGTTGTTTCGTTTGATAGAACGGAAATTAATAAATCAACAGATGAAATTCGTCTAATCTATACATCAACTCCACAACGAGGTCTTGCTATTCTAGTTCCTGTATTCGAGGAACTTTGCAAGAAACACGACAATATCGTGTTGGACGTATTTTCGTCATTCTCTATTTACGGCTGGGACGATGCCGATAAGGGGTTTGAAAAGTTATTTGAGGCTTGTAAGAATCATCCCAAGATTAATTACCATGGCTTTCAACCCAATGACGTTGATCGTAAGGCACTAAGTCAGGCACACATCTTTGCATATCCTTCCATTTGGCCTGAGTGTAATTCACGTGCCATGATTGAGTCAATGTCCGCCGAAACACTTTGTATTCATCCAAATTATGCTGGACTATCTGATACCTGTGGATCATTAACAATGATGTATCAATACGATGTCAATGTTAATGAGCACGCAAACAAGTTCTATTCTATATTGGATCATGCCATTACAAATAAAGTAATGTTTGATCCTACAGTTCAGAACATTGTCAAACTAACCAAGATCTATGCCGATACTCGATATGATATAAATAGAATAGCTACTCAATGGATTGCTCTTACAGAAGATCTATTGAACAAGTATCCCACAACGGAATCTAGAAAATTCCCGGAGCAAGTATTTTCTTATAAAGTCTAAATACTTGACAATAAAAAGGAAATAACATACAATGGATAATGTAATTGTATTTCCAAAAGCTCATAGAAATCCTGAAAAGATAATTTCTCACGAGACAATCAAGGAAAATATTGCATCGGCTCAAGTATATCATGTTATCTCGGCTCTTAATACCATTGCACCACATCTATTTAATCAATTAGAAATGGCAGGCTTCGAATTTGAAGACATTGGAGATAAAACTTATACACCTGATATTACATTCGTAGCCGAGGCAATTAAATCCTTAATGTTTAAGTATTACGGTATAGATCATCCATTTCAGAAAATTTCCAATGAGGTATTCACATTCGAAGGCACTAATGAGGATGACCAAATTATTGTGAAAATCGTTGATGAGCTGCATGTAATTTTAAAGGAAAAAGAAAATGATTTGTGTGGACTTCAATCAGGTGACAATCTCGAATCTAATGGCACAGATAGGGAATCATCGTAACGCACCAATTGAAGAGAGTATGGTTCGTCATATGGTATGGAATCAACTTCGCTCATTTAAGAGCAAGTTTTCCAGAGAATATGGAGAAATGGTTATTTGCTGTGATAATACAAACTTCTGGAGAAAGAAGTTCTTCCCTTATTATAAGGCCGGCCGTAAAAAGATGCGTGATGAGTCTGAGTTTAATTGGAATCATATATTTGAGATTATTGCCAATCTTCGACAGGAACTAAAGGAATTTGGTCCATATCGAGTAATTGATGTAGAGTCAGCCGAAGCAGACGATGTTATTGCCACACTCGTAAATAAGCATGGTAATATACTAAATACCGGTGAAAGAATGTTAGTAGTTTCTGCGGACAAGGACTTCATTCAGCTGCAGAAGTTTGGTAACGTAAAGCAGTATGATCCTATTAGAGGCCGTTGGATAAGTCATGTATCTCCAGAAACATACCTCAAGGAACATATAATTCGTGGTGACACAGGTGATGGCGTTCCCAATATTTTATCAAATGATGATTGTTTTGTTGTTGGTGATAGACAAAAGAAGCTTACCAAGAAGCGTCTTGAATATCTTATAAATACTTCACCAGACGAATATGATGAACCAGAAGTAAAGAGAAATTATCAGAGAAACGAGACTCTAATAGATCTTTCAAAAATTCCAGAAAATATTAAAAATCAAGTCCATCAACAATATGACAGTCAGTCTAATAGAGATCGTTCTAAACTGTATAATTACTTCGTGTCTTTCAAACTAAAAAACTTGATGGAAAACTTATCAGACTTCTAATGGAGAAAACTTAATGGGAACAGTGGTTGGTATGGCAGAATTCTTAAAGAAGGTTGCCAAACTTCGTAGTAATAAGCAAAAAGTAGAGGCATTGAAGTATAATGATTCATTACCTCTGAGAATAATTCTTCAAGGTGCATTTGATCCAAAGGTAAAGTGGCTTTTACCAGAAGAAGACCCTCCTTATAAACCTACAGATCTTGTAGATCAAGAACATGTCCTTCTAAAAAATGCAGAGAAGCTTCGATACTTCGTCGAAGGATTCTATGATCTACCTCAGGGTAAAAGAGAAATGATGTTTATTGATCTATTGGAACGTGTAGCTCCTGAAGATGCAGAGTTGTTATTGGCAATCAAGAACAAGAAACTTCCATGGGACACAATCAAAGCCGATATAGTCAAGGAGGCTCTTCCGGGCTTATTCTAATGAGTAAAACTAAGGCAAAAAGATTATATGTAGAAGATCGTCGTTATCAAGACGGTGGAAATACAGACTTTCAACATGTTCGACAGGAAAAGACTCGCAATAAGCGAAAGGAACGACGAATAGAACATGCACTAAAGACAAAAAATATTGATGAACTATTAGATGTAGAAGAGAATGAGGATTACTAAATGATATATTTAATTATATGGTTTATGTTGGGCCTAATAGCAGTATTAATATCAATAATTGATACTATTCTGAAACAAGGAACTTTTCGAGTAACAGATACTAATATAGGTCCAATTATATTCATGATTATTTTAGGACCTATATCTTTAATTTTAGTAGTTTCAATAAGTCTTTATTTTTATTTAGAATATGATGTTTCTGAATTCTTTAAAAGATTTAAGAAATAAAATACTTGAATCTAAAATAAAGAAAAGGAATTTAAGAATGTGTCCAACTTATCTGTTTCTAAATAATGATACTGGTGAAGAGTTTGAAGAGTTCATGTCGATCTCTTCACTAGATGAGTTTAAAGCGAACAACCCACATCTAACCCAACTTGTTAATGGTTGTCCGGCTCTTCATTCAGGGCGGGGTTTGGCTAAGCCAGATCCTGCCTTTCGTGATCTTTTGAAGCACATTAAAAAGGAAAACTCCAAAGGACTTACGGACTCGACCATCAACACCTTCTAATAAAGGAAGCCGATGGAACTAGAACTAGCAGAAGCAGAAACAACAAGAAGACTAACTCGCAAAGAGAAAAGGCTACTGCGTCAGGGAAAAGCACCTGAAAATATTCAACAGAAGATTAATTTCCATCTACGTCATATTGAACCTAAAACGGCGAATCAACGTCGAATGTTTGATGCCTACTATCAAAATAAAAATATCATGGCACACGGCATTGCAGGAACAGGTAAAACGTTCCTCTCCCTTTATCTTGCTCTACAAGAAGTTTTGACCGGTAACTCACCATATAAGAAGATCGTCATTGTTCGATCTGTTGTTCCAACAAGAGACATGGGTTTCTTGCCAGGTAATCAGAAAGAAAAGTCACGAGTCTACGAGGCACCATATCAAGAGATATGCACCAAGTTATTTGGTCGCGGTGATGCTTATGAGTATCTCAAACAACGTGGAATCGTCGAATTCATTTCTACATCATTCATTCGAGGTATCACAGTTGAAAACTCAATCATCATATTTGATGAATGCCAGAATGGTTCAGGTCACGAACTTGATACTGTCATTACTCGTTCTGGTGAAAATTGTAAGGTAATATTTGCAGGTGACTTCCGACAGTCGGACTTTACCAAGGAAAATGAAAAGACAGGCTTCCTAGACTTTATGAGAATACTTGAGAATATGAAATATTTTGCCTTTATTGAATTTGGAATCAGTGATATCGTGAGATCTAATCTAGTGAAGGAATACATAGTTACGAAGGATCGTCTTCGAATAAACATTTAAAGAAGAAAATAGTGAGTGAAAGAAAATTATTTAACCATAGATTAGTGGATAGAGTGTCTCTTCCCCGAGTAGATGTCAATGGGAAGAGACACTATGTTCTTCCAGACGGAACAAAACTCAGATCAGTTACAACGGTTCTGTCTGAAAAATCAGACAAGACTCATCTAATTAAATGGCGAGAGAAGGTTGGAGAAGCGGAAGCAACTCGTATTACGACTATGGCTGCTCGTCGTGGAACTGCTCTTCATACCTTAGCTGAGAACTATGTTCTCAATAATGACGACTATCTTGGTGGTTCAAGTCCATTTACAATTGATGCTTTTCAAGGTATCAAGAAATACTTAGATAATCATGTGGACAATATCTATGGCATCGAACTTCCATTATTCTCTAAGGCTCTCCAAGCCGCAGGAACAGCGGACTTGATTGCAGAGTTTGACGGCGTTCCAACGATCATTGACTTTAAGACCTCACGTAAGACCAAAAAAGAAGAGTGGATTCAGAATTACTTCATTCAGGCAACGACCTATTCCCTCATGTTTCAAGCAATGTATAAGATTGACGTTCAACAGATCGCAATCTTCATAACCGTAGAAGACGAAGCACCCCAGCTCTTTTTACGGAACCGGGGTACCTATGTTTCTCAAACATTAGAAATGTTTAAAGTTTGATTACTCTTTCTTGCCTGGAGGTGTAGTTGTAATTGAACGAAGAACTGCCATAAGGACAGCAGAACCAACCGCAACTGTGCCTGCTTGTGGATTATCAAGGAATGAAACCCAATCTGTTGCAGCAAGCACACCAAAAATAGCAAGAAGAGCAGAAGCAATATATGTGCGATAGCCTTGCATATTGTATCTCCTTATCTAGATAACGTCACGTCTCTGTGACAACGTTATTTAGAGATATAGAGTTTTAACTTGCAAAGATCATGAACATAAATTTAGATTTGGTTCTTCTTTTGATATCGGAAGATAGTGTCCAAACAAGAGAAAATGAATAGGATTGTAGAAATATAGGTTCTATACCCATTCATGAAACTCTCCATTTTCATCCGTTGAATATATCACTCTCTTGATGCCAAAATGTTTAATGGCACCCATACAACCAGAACAAGGTGCAGCCAATCCATCAACCCACTCTTGTCCAAATCGTCTAGTCTTCTTGACTCTATATACATACAGCGTGGCCTTTTTCAATTCAGACTCATCAATATTCTTAAGTGCATTGACGATGCAATTGATCTCGGCATGAAGAAAGATGGAGTCCGAATTTTTGGAGAACTTCTTCTGTAGTGGATGAGTCTTGTGAGTGTTGGTTCCTACAGAGATTATATCATTACGAATAACCAACACGGCAGCAAGCTTGGCATTTTCAGAAGGGTTTGAAATCGCCAATCTGCGGGTGAACTCCATAAACTTTTTTTCTCGTTTTCCAATCATCTTTTGCAATCGTTAGAATAAGACATTTGACGGCGCCGCCGGACTTAATGAACTCGGACATGTCATATTGATGAACTTTGTAACCAAACAGAACACGAAGATCGCTTGCAACTGTTCGACATTGTGGCATATAGATATCATTGTCAAAGCGAATTGCATTGCAGCAAAACTGCAGAGCTTCTTCTTCCGTAACAGTAATTTTATTTTCGAAACAGTTCTTGATGATTTCGATTGACTGTTCGTTAAATGCTCCAGGATAGTAGATAACGATCTTATCCGTCACTGGAAAGAAGCACGTATCCAGATGGTAGAAACGACGATCAACGAGATGTAGAATATTACACATGTCATCGTCAATGCCAGCAAGTCGAGCTATCTCGTGGGCTCTTTGAGCAGAACGAGGGCCATATCCAAACCAATATATAGTCCCATCAAATAGACAATCTCCTTCACCTTCGAACGTAATCGTGTTCCGACGAATAGTATTGAATCCCTGTGAGAG